TTTTACAATAATAGTAGTATTATTTTTTATTGGACTATTTTTCAGCTTTGTATATGACAATAATTATAGCGATGATAGTAATTGTTCGTGTAAAGAAGGATTTTCACCAAATACATATGTTTCAAATAATGAAAATTATGGAACCCTAGTAAATAAATATAGTCATTCTGTTAATTTACCATTGACAGATGACCAAAGTTGTCAAAATGCTTGTTATAATGCCAAATGTTCTAAAACTGGTAAACAATGTTCTACTGATGTAGATTGTTATGAAGATGGATGTAAAACTTTGTTACAAAAGGTTCATGATAAACTAGTAAATGATGAAATGGCTCCAAAAGACCCACAAAATTATATTCCTATAGGTGAAGAACAAACAGGTCGTCTAATTTATAACCAGAATCCCCAACATTCTGCGTTAACGTATGATATTGGTACAAAAGCATCGATAATTAATAAGGACGCCAAAGTGCCTAGACCATATGATGGTTTCAAAATATGGCAACCAGCATATAACGCAAAAGCGCAACTAATTGACGACGCATTGGCTTACGAATATGCCGCTGAACCAGAGCAATATAGGTCAACGCCTGTATATCCTACAACACTAACTGCCACTGGATTATTCTATGATATAGGTCCAACTGCTGCAAATTCCTACCTTTCATAACTGCGTGAAAAGGTGGATTTAAGTCGCGTACATTAGACCCACATTTCCACCAACAAAATTAACAATATTGATGCGCTCTTCAAACAACGTCAAATTAAAATTGTAGTCATAGATTCGCCATGTTGGCTTATTTACACCAATAACTAGCCCAGTTTGAGGGTCGCAAATAGTTAAACTTTGAGCCAAAGGGTCTAATGGTGGAATAATTGTATTAAATTCCAATTCAATTTGACTAAATCGATTCATATTTATTGCTCCTGATGGTTGTAAATCTGAATTATTTGATTGGATTCCAAAATTGTAGCAATATATTCCAGGAGGTGCATTACCACTTGTTCGTGTATATTTTTCAATATAGTTATAAACACCAGCAGGTTGTGTATTTTCTCTATAAGACCCATCAAGTAGAATTCCCATTTGTACTAATATCATTTTGTCATTTTCTGGAGAATAATTTGATGTAATCAGCAATCCAGTAAGGTTACCATTTGGGTTAACACCGGGACCAATATAAACTGGAATTTGCGCTCCTGTTGAATCTGTTCTATAAATAAGATAATCTCCACTGGATGAGGCTTGAACTACATCTAGAGGCATATAATTATACGGCCAATTTGTATAATTAGACCATTCATTTCTTAAATTAATATCACTTCTTTGGAAATAAAACATCCAATTGGAGACCATACCTAGTGAATCCAGAGCAATTTTATTTGCTCCAGTTACATTAAAGAATTGCTGTTCATGAACTTGTTTAATAAGATATTTCTGCTCTTCTAAAGCAAATAATCGCTCCTCTTCATTTGACAAGAAACAATATGTACAATTTAAATGAACATCGGCATTCCATAATGTTCTAGTATCTGTATAAGATGAAATTCCAATTTCTATATCAGGAGGAGGTTGTAAGAAGCGATATAACTGCATATACCAAGAATTAAAGTTAGGTGCTATGTATGGGTAATTGTAAACAGAATCAAATACATCACGAATTTGAAATAACTGATTGATTGGTCTCATAGTAACAACAATGTGTAATTCATTGTATTGTAATGAAGTAAGTGGAAATGCCATTTGTGACTTAAGGCCGAACCAATTATTCAATGGAATATATAGTATTCTGCCACGAATTGATGGTTCTGGTCCAGCTAAATTAGATGTATAAAATGCGTTTGGATAAGAATTGACGCGCGACCCAGAGTTACCAGGGTTATTTAATTCAGCCGTATTACCTGACATTGTATCAAATAGCTGTTTCTTCACACCAGAAAAGTCACGTTGAACTGCTGATAATAAATAATCGCCACTGTATTCTTGTAGCGTATAGTTACCACATGTAATACTTATTTTTGAAATCATTTTAGCTCCTAAATTCTCAATCCACTTGAATTCATATGGAGCCCATTGTTGTGTTGTAGCATCGGCTTGTGGTGGCAAAATTGGACTCCAAATGCTTGGTAGCGCAACTGATAAGTAGCAATCCATAAGCAAGTCAGCATATCTAGGGATTTTAAATGTAAAAGTTGATTCTTCTTGAAGTCGCAGTGTTTTAGAGCCTTCAAAGTCAACACGGAATTTTTGTAGACCAAAATTTGTGTACTGGGCATAAGTAGATTTAAAAAATGTTTTAGATGGGTTACCATTTAGAATAATATTTTGCTGTCCAACAGATACAAGATTCATAAGACCTCCAGGCATATTTAATTGTTATAATACTAACATATTATTTTTTTAACTAATAATATTTGTTAAAACATTATTTGTTAAAAATATTTATACAATATTATATAAAAGAAAAGATGGCATCAAACAATAATTCAACAACTTCAATAAATTCAACAGCAGACGAAGTAAAAAAGAATGTGGTTAATATTTTAGATGAATTAAAAAATATGCAAGAAGCTACGGCAATTACATTATTAACAATGCTTACATTTTCAATAATTGTAATTGGACTGTTATATTATTTCTATTATACTGGCACGGGTAATTTGGGAGGTATAGCAATAATAATTATATTAACAGTTATGTTTAGTGTTTTAGGACAGGCAATAATGGACAAAAAAGGTGCTATAATTGGCGGTGTACTTGGACTAATAGTCGGTATTACTATATATGTAAATATGGCCAATAATATGGTTACAAGAGAATGTAAATTAATGGATACGGTATATGGAGATTTAAATACTAATATTTTATCTATAAAGCAAACAAAGCAGGATTTTAAACACAATTTAAGAGATTATTATATAAAATCAGCATATAATTGCTGTAGTGGTGGTAATTATAAAAATGATTATGTAACAATGTGTACGTTAAAGGATTTATTAAAGCAAGGTGTAAGAGGGCTTGATTTTGAAATTTATTCTATTGATGATGAGCCAGTAGTTGCAACTAGTACAGCAGATAATTACTGTGTAAAAGAAACATTTAATTATATTAAATTTAGCGATATAATGAAGACTATCACAGATAATGCGTTTTCGTCTTCGGGAGCACCTAATCCAGGAGACCCAATTATTTTTCATTTACGCATAAAGAGTGAAAATCAAAAGATGTACAAGAATTTCGCAAAGATTTTGGAACAATATAATGACTTATTAATGAGTAAGTCGTATAGTTACGAGAATTCAAAGCGCAAATTGGTTACCAATTTTGGTGCGACACCATTATTGGAACTAATGGGAAAAATTTCTATTATTGTGGATAGAAGTAACATTTCATTCTTGGAATGTAAAGAGTTTTATGAATATGTAAATATGACTAGTAACTCTATCTTTATGAGAGAACTAACATATGATGAATTACAACACGGTTCAGATATTACAGAACTTATTGAATATAATAAATTATGTATGACTATTGGTATTCCAAATAAGGGAGCTAATCCGTCTAATCCAAGTTCTGTTGTAATGCGAGAAATGGGTTGTCAAATGCTTGCTATGAGATATCAAAATATAGAAGCAAATGTGGAGGAAAATGACATATTCTTTAATGAAAATAATAGTGCGTTTGTTTTGAAACCAATTAAGCTCAGATTTATTCCAGTTACAATAGACGCTCCACCAGAACAAGACCCCAAACTTCTGTATGATACAAGAACGGTCAAGTCAGACTATTATAGTTTTAATATTTAACAAAATCAATAATCAATAATTAAAAAGAAAAAATATTTATTATCATTATATATTAAGAAATATATAATGAAAAAGGAAATATGTGATAAGAATATGAAATTTGAGGATTGTGAATTAGCAATTCTCCGCACAGCTGTAGACAAAGCCGAAGAACGTCAGGGCCGCAAAACGGCAAATTCACCTGAAATCAAACAAATTATTACAATTGTAGAAAATTTTATAAGACAAAAGAAATTAATTTGTTACGGCGGTACAGCAATAAATAATATTTTGCCAAAGCAAGACCAATTCTATAATAAAGATATAGAAATACCTGACTACGATTTTTACAGTGATGATGCTTTAAATGACGCAAAGGAATTAACAGATATTTATGTAAAAGAAGGGTTTGTTGAAGTTGAAGCAAAATCAGGTCAACATTTTGGCACATTTAAAGTGTTTGTTAATTTTATTCCTGTTGCCGATATTACATTGCTCCCCAAGGAGTTATTTAATGCTATTAAAAAAGAGGCAATCAAGATTTATGGCATATTTTACGCCCCCGCAAATTTGCTTCGCATGGGTATGTATTTAGAGTTATCACGTCCTGCCGGAGATGTATCACGTTGGGAGAAAGTTTTGAAACGTTTAACACTGTTGAATAAACATTATCCTTTAAACGCAAATCAATGTAATCATATTGATTTTCAACGAAAAATGGGTGACGATGTAAATGTTGATAAAATTTATGACACTGTTCAACAAACATTAGTTGACCAAGGTGTTGTGTTTTTTGGCGGCTATGCGCTCTCAATTTATGCGCAGCATATGCCTCAACATTTGCGCCGACAATTACTTAAAATACCAGATTTTGATGTTCTATCTGAGGAACCTACCGTAACAGCGCAGATTATTAAAGAGAGGCTAAACGATATTAATGTAAAGCATGTAAAAATTATTAAGAGACCATCAATTGGCGAAATTATTGCTCCACATTATGAAATATGTGTAGGTAAAGATACTATTGCTTTTATTTATGAACCTCTTGCGTGCCATAGTTATAACATAATTAAGGAGTCGGGGTATGATGTTAAAGTTGCGACAATTGATACAATGTTAAGCTTTTATTTAGCATTTTTATATGCGAATAGACCTTATTATGATAAGAATCGTATTATGTGTATGTCAAAGTATTTATTTGAAGTCCAAGAAAAAAACCGTTTGGCGCAAAAAGGTGTTTTACGGAGATTTTCAATAAACTGTATGGGTCACCAGGAAACAATTGAAGAAATGCGAGCTGAGAAGGCAGAGAAATTCAAGGAGTTAAAAGATAAGAAGAAAACTCCTGAATATGAATCGTGGTTTTTGCGTTATAGGCCAACAGATGGTAAAAAAGATGATATAAGCGAAGCAAAAGATAGCAGTCCCAAAAATAAATCTAAAAGACCGTATATTTTGAAGAAAAAGACGAAAACAAAGAAGAAGAAAGGGTTCTTTTTTTAAAATTATTTATTGTTATTTCATAACTTTGTGAAAAAAGATTTAAACATGCTCATTCATTTGTAGTCGTTTTATAAACCGCTCTGAATTCTGCTCCTCATTCATATAAATATTAATAATTTCAGCCGGTGAATAAAACTTGTCTTTAATTTGGGTCAAATCTTCTTCTGAAATTGTCAAAGGTTTAAACAAATGATGATACATATCAGAAATTACTTCTCTACTTGCGTATGATAGCTCTAATGTAATATCAATACGTCCAGGGCGTTTTAGCGCCGCGTCTAACGCATCATAATGATTTGATGACAATATCATTATTCTGCCTGGTGTTTCACGTACACCGTCCCACAAAGTTAAAATATCGTCCAATGTAATGGGTGGTTCGTCAGACAGTACTTTTGGACCAGCTTGAGTCCAGTTCTTTTTTGTAGCATCATCCATTTCCGATATTGTCTCGATTAAGTCAGCCATATTTACTTTTGTATCCATTGTCATTTCATCCATATTTAATTTCTTACCTACACCTAAACCCATTTCTTTAGTTTTGTTTTTCTTCTTTTCTCGGTCCAAAACAATGTCGCCAATACAGTCAATATCCTCAAACAAAATGATTTTCTTATCAAATGTAATACTACCACGCTTATTGTCTGTGCTATATCGCTCTTCAAAAAAAATGTTATCAAGCTGCTTCTTTGTTTTAATCAGTTTCAAAGATATACAAACAATATGACGACCAGTATAGTTCGCAATCGCCTTTGCTAAGGATGTTTTACCGGTGCCTGGAGGACCATGCATTCCAATTCCCAATGAATACGGAATGCCCTTTTCGAAATACCAGGGTTTGTTTTTCAAGAAAAAATCGATTGTCATTTTTGTTTTATTCTTTGAGTCAAAATACATATTATCAAACGTCCGAATACTTTCAAATAAATTCTCATCCCAACACTCGCAACTACAATCATCATATTTTGTTTTTGATAATGTATAAATAAACTGTTTATTTTCTCGTAGATGCTCAATGGACGATATATATTTGTTAGTTATATCATCAACAAACCCTTTGATAGTTTGAATACTACTTTTATATGAATACAGTTCAATAATAAATTTATCTGTTTTGCTAATTGTCTTTTTCTTACTGCCTTCTTCTTTGTCTCCATTATCACTACCATTATGAATATATGTATATGCGTATATATCTAACTTTTCTGAAATTAAAAATTTGTCCAATTGATTTACCAAATAAATACCATTATCGCATTTTTCAGAAAATCGTTTATTATTTGAAATTGTATACTCTTTTATAGAATGTATAGTATTATTGTTTTCAACATTATTTATAATATGGTCCCATAATGCTCTAAACCGGTCACTAAATGAGGCTGATTGGTGTAACTGATTGTCATACATACTTGTGCTACAAGATATCTTGCCTTCATATTCAACAGCATTTTTCTTTGAAAAGTAATGACATAGCATTTCGTAGTTGAATAAGTATTTTAAATCAATAGTGTCTAGAATATGATTATTTATCCATTTGAGAAATCCAGTTACAATTGACAGTAGAAATGTTAATACCAGGGTATCTAAAATGGGATTACCTGTTTTAATACGTTCAAATAATATCATATTTGCCGCATTTTTTGTTGCTTGTGTATTTAATTCCATTTAAATATTATAATACATTTATAAGTAATATAATATTTAAGCTTTTTTGTTATCTAAAACTTATTAAAATGCGACATTGATTTTGTCAAAGAGTAATAAATTAAGCCATATAATGCGCTTGTAAATACTAGTCCATTGAAATTATAGTTACCATCATTGTTACATAAAAATGGTATATATTGGAATATTATTTTACGCATTATCGGCAATTGAAAAATAAAATACAACACTGCTAATAATATTGGTGCTTGTACTTCATCATAAACTGTATCCAATGAGTTTTTAATATCTTCGTCCTTATAATGATATGTTGCCTCATTATCATTTATATAATCAGTTTGGTCTGGTTGAGGAGGAGGGACATAATTAGCCTTTATAGCTGGGTCATTTACAATTTGTTGTGTGTTTTGTGGAATGTCACGACTTGGTAAAGATGTGGCTCCGGCAATACTTGCTTGTTGTAATCCATTTACAATTTGACTAATTGTAGACTGGTCTAATGACATACCCGAACCTTGTTGTTGTTGAGGTCCTTGACTAGAAGCAATCTTATAATTAGATTCATTTGTTACTAAAGATATGTTACCTCCAATGCTACCGCCGCCAGCCGGGTCAGTTGGCAAATCATGTATACTCGTTGTGTTTAATTCTGACATTGTTTATAATTATATTATATCTAAAGATACTGGTAAATAAAAAATTACGCAAATGTGAATATTTTTTTCTCTTTTGTACAGTTTTCAGCATTCTTTTCTAATTTGTAGCATTTACCGTCAAACTTATATATTTTGTCTTCTATTTCTTCCAATGGAGGTGCTTTAGATACAACACAATTTTTATTATTACACATTTTTCTAAAAAAAGTAGCTAATCCTAAACCCAATATTATTGACATTAAAATACGACCGGTTTCACTATGAACAAATTTTGATAAATACATTATATATTATATTTATATAATGTATTTATCTAAAATTCATAGTGAAACAGGTTCTTTATTTATTGTATTATTTGTATTATTATTATTATTTGTACTAACAAAATTATGGAATACTTTATTTGAAAACCAAATAGGTGTTTGGAATAATGTTAGTATATATTCAAATAAACAATATGAAAATGATGAAACAAATGATAATCATTATAATGGTATATATACGGGAATAAAATGGCAATGTGTTGAGTATGCTAGAAGATACTTAATAATTAATCGTGGTATTACTTTTAGCAATGTTACTAGTGCGTCTGAAATACCTTATGCTAAATTTACTACATTAAAAGGAAATGTTGTTACGCCTACAAATGATTTACATATTGGTAGTTTAATTGTATGGCCAAAACATTATGAATTAAATACCCCTCATGGACATGTTGCTGTTGTTAGTTCTATTAGTCCTAGAGGAATTACAGTAGTTGAACAAAATTATAGCAATAATAATTTTATTAATAGATTTATTTCTTGGGACAAGATTCGCAATACGACTACTATAACTGTATAAATTTATGCCTGAACAGGCACTGTCTTTATATCAAATGGATTAATCGGACATTTAGTTTCAACAGGTTTAAATTGAAAACATTGATTTGTATTGTCTTTATATTGTGTCTTTAAATAATTAGATGGCGATGGATACATATAGATTGTTTTAGTTTCTGGTCCTAAAACATATACAAAAAATAATCCAATAGAAAAACTGGCTATAAAAATTGGAATGTGAAGGTATTTAGATATCATTTATAATATATACATATTTTATTCTAAAATATCTTGTTATTATCTTGATATTATCTTGATATTATCTTGATATTATCTTGTTATTATCTATTATCTTGATATATTTATTCAGATGGTGAACTAGATGTTGAATTTGGGAAATTTTGGGTTTGAGGTGGTGAACTTGGATTGTATTCTGGTGAATTTGGAACGTATTCTGGTGAATTTGGAACGTATTCTGGTGAATTTGGAACATATTTATATGATTCATCTTCCTGTTCCTCATTTTCTTCGTCCTTTTCTTCTTCTTTTTCTTCGTCCTTTTCTTCTTCTTCTTCTTCCACTAATATAACAGATGCCTTTCTGGTTTTAGACTTTGACCCTATTTTATTATTTTTTAATGTCTTGTTTTTATTCGTACCTTCTTTCGTACCTTCTTTCGTACCTTCTTTCGTACCTTTAACAAAGGATACAACCTTATTTTCCTTATAAAATGAATATTCTAGATTTTGTAGACTATTTTTGCGCTGATATAATAAAAATAAATTTTGGTCAAAATCATGTTCAACCTTATTCACTTCATATTTAAGTTCTTGTATCTCTTTCAATCTTGGTACCATCTCGTTTTTATAAAACATAACTGCTTCTCTTACTAACAATTCATCGCCAGTTTCTTTATACTGCTTCATCATTTGTTTGAATTGTAAAATATATTCCTTACCAAAAATATCAATAGATTTTCTAAGTAATTCACTTTTCTCTGGATTATCATTTATAAGTATATTTTTTTCAATAACAGTTCCAGATAAAAACAAATAGTCTTTCATTTCTCTTGATAATTGTTCAAAATTTTCAATAGCATATTCCTGAGCTGTATAACCAAACATCATATTGTATTTTTCCTTAATAATATTTTTCTTATAATCATTAACTTCTTTTTCATTTTGTTGAATCTCATTTTCATAAGTAATACTTTCACCGTACTGAATATTAATATTTAAAGGACAAGGGTCATTTAAATCCCCACATTTTGCCAAATATACTCTAAAAGGTGAAAAATCTAAGTATTTTTTTTTAATTGAAAAAACCGTTCCTACTGGTCTTTTACAATTAATACATTCAGCTTTAGGCAATTTAGAAAAGGCTACACGTTTTTCCCTTTTACTTTTATTTTCAGCTTTTAATAAGGGCTTTATAAATTTTTCATTATATGCTGTTTCATATTTATCCTTCATTTTATAAAATTCATTAATCGAATCTAAAACATCTCTTTTATCTGTTGTCATTCTTTGTTCAGTCATTATAATTTATAATTATATAAATTATTTATTATTTTTACTGTAAGTTATTCATTTTACTGTAAGTTATTCATTTTAACGAGACAAATGTTTATTAATTTCTTCTGCTTCAGTTTCCCAATGAGGCAATCCTGTTATTAATTCTTGCTGTTGACGAATTTTATCTTGTTGGTAATTACGTATTTTTGATAATATATAACGTTTTTTCTCTTCTTCCTTTTCTTGACGCTCAACGGGTGATAGCTTGCCTTTATATTTATATAATAGCAAAATGCCTAAAATTACTAAGAATCCAATAAACATTCCTACATTAAATAGTGTATTATGATGTTTATCTTTAAAACGATGACATTGTTTTAAAGTTTCATTCAAGAAATACTTTACACCTGGTTCAGTCAATCTGGGTTTAGCATGTTCTTCGTAAAAACTCATATAATTTACCTTTAAAAAACAAAAAAAAATTATACCAATTATCTATATGGACATTTATTTACAATCCTTAACAATTTTTCTAGTTCTGACAATAATTTATTTTGTGGCATTGAAACCTAAATTGTCAATTGAACAACTACCCACTTTTGAAGATACAGGTCAAATTACACCTGAAAGTACAAAATGTTTTAATGAATATAAAAGTTCTATTTTTCCTAAATTGGCATTATATCTTTTAGCGGTTTGTCTTGTCCAGTTCATTTTAAATACAGCTTACTTAAATGGTAAATGTGGTGGTACTTCCAAGGATAATATTGGTATTTCTGCGTTATATACTTTTTTACCATGGACTATCATTTTTGGAAGCATGATTGCTATTTTAATTATTTTTCCAGGTTTTAAAAGCGCATTTTCTGATGTAATTGGTTATTTTGCTATTTCTGGTAGTGCTAAAGATATTTTTAATGATATTCTAGTAAATAATGAAATCCAAGGTAAAATAGCAGAAGATGACCCTAATAAAGATGCTCTTGAGAATGCTGCTGAAGCACTTACAAAAATGGTTGGAGATAAATCTATATTAGTTAATAAAATGACACCCGATAATTTTGCTGATTTTTGGAATACAATGAAACCGTTAATGAAAGATGAAATTAAGACCAATAATGATGTATTTATGGATTACAAGAAACAATTATTGGATTTAGTTGTATTAAAAGAAAATATTGGTGAAGGATTATGGTATCTTTATACAGCCATGTTAATTGCTTCTATTGTATATTTTAATTTGGCAAATGTTGGATGTAAACAAAGTGTAGCCCAAATAAAGGCAAGTCATGATGAATACATAAAGGAACAAGAGACTGTTAATCAAAAAATGGCTCTTAATAATTCTGTACAGGTTTCTATGAGCTAAATCTATTTTTCAATATTGATTATTATATTTTTAGATAATTCAAATTCTAAAAATATAATTACATTTATAATAAGCTTATTCTTGGGTATGCTAAATAATAAAGAACAAACAAATATGATAAAATGCCTAAAACAATGGATAGAAGCCAAATTGGCATAATTGTTTTGTTTCTGTAACCAACACCAAATTCACGTAAGCTACCATCTGGCTTGTATAAACATGCTGGCTGTATTAAATGAATAAATCCAAATATTATAGTAAAAATTATTACAGCCACTAAAGTTACATTTTCTCTTATTAATGATTTTAACATCTCTAATATATATTTACTTAAAAAGTTTTGTATTTTATTTTTAATATATCTTTAGTAGTTAATTATTTCATTTGAATTATTTTGGTTCGCACTTGCCAGTTTTCTTATTACGTCGAGTACCTTTTGGGCATCTAGCTTGTTTTATATATGGTTCACAATTACCAGTTTTCTTACTTCTACGAGTGCCTTTTGGACATTTGGGTCTTTTTGTTTTGTTTGAAGAACTAGAAGAAGACTTTGAATTACTAGAAGATTTTGATTTACTAGACGATTTTGATTTACTAGAAGACCTTGATTTTATAAGTAAAGGCGAAATAGGCCTCAACTCATTTTTTTTTGACGACACAGGTGTTCTTGATTTTATATATAAAGGCGAAATAGGCCTCAACTCATTTTTTTTTGACGACACTGGTGTTAGAGCCTTTTCTTTTTTGTTCATTATTTCTAAATTTGCCAAAAAAGGTTCTATTTCTCCGCTATATCTATCATAAATTGTGTTTTTATAATGTAATATTGGAAACTTCTTAACCTCATATTTTTTGTCTTGTTGGATAATATCTAACCAATTTTCGCCATTTTCATCTATTGGGTTCTTAATTATATCTATATGTTTATATTTTGTTTCATTAAAGTGATAAACAAATATATCATTTGCTGTTACTCCGTAGTTATGTAACTTATGTGATTTTGCCTGATAATGTGACAAATTATATTGAATTGGTAAATTATAATATCTATTGTTAACATACTCAAATAACGACTCGTTTGGATACTTACATTCACGGCGCACAATATCCGGTATTTTTGCTTTATACATTTGAAATAGTGTTTTACTTGGATTTATTAACATTACGCCGCCATTAATACCCATTCCATTTCTTTCTGTACATTTAGCTAGAACATCAGATGGATTATTTGAAACAGGCATATTTGATTTTAGGTTTTTATCACCAATATGATATGTTACCGCGGCAGGACTTTTTAAATCAAAAATTGTATCAATTGGTTTCATAATCACCATATCCGATTCAATAATACATACGGTGTCATATTGGTCCAATGTATAAGCAAATATAAAATTACATGTGCGTAATGTATTGAAATTTGTATAACCACTTGTAAATGTTACATTATATGTAATTTCATTATCATCATATGGTAGAACACTAGTTACTAATGGTCGCACTGCGTCAACAAAAGAGTCTGGTGTGTCGTTTACAGAATACAAATAAATAATGTCATTGTTAGTATATTGACGCAACATTTTGAAGAAATATAATTCTAATTCTAAATATATTGGGTTTTTTCCAAAGTGAATAATCGCAAATGCGCATTTTTTTTTAGGTTTTTCTTGTACTTGTGCTTCTACTTTCGATTTCGCTTGCGCTTGTACCAAAGGCGCCCTTGAAAATGCGGAAACAAATTGAGTTTTTTTAGGTTCTTCTT